TCATAGATTTTAAAACATCTGAGAAAATTAAACCTGAGAAATGGTTGGAAAACTATTTCGTTCAGGAAACTTTTTATGCTGCTGCTTACTACGAACTAACTGAGATCCCTGTTAAAAAATTAATTACTATTATGGTAACACCTAATGGTGAAGTAAAAGTATTTGACAAAAGAAACAAAGGGGATTATATTAAATTGTTAGTACGTTATATTAAAGAATTTGTATCTCACAATACTAGGACAACGAATGGAGAATGAACTAGAAAAGGTATTGGAATCTAAGTTCTTTTGTCCTGCTCGTTTTGCACAGGAAATAGAAGGTCTTGTGCAAGTTAATTCTGATATGAATTACATCGATGCTATTATTCATTTCTGTGAACAGAATAATATTGATGTTGAGTCAGTACCTAAACTTATATCCAAGCCATTAAAAGAAAAGATTAAATACGAAGCATCGGAACTTAATTTCTTGAAGCGAAGTTCCCGTGCGAAATTGCCTGTTTGATTCCAAAAAAGTCGAAAAAAAATCCCCGTAATTTTTTGACCCTATTACTTTTTTAAAATGATGCCCTTTGATGCATATCGGTGTTATCTTTCTTTGAAGAATCACTTTACGAAAGATCATTATGATTTTCATAAGTATGGTGGTAAGACAAGAGCAACTCACCAAGCTTTCTATAAGAGAAAGGATAGGTTTTGGTTTGAAAAATTCTCACGACAAAAGAATGATAAAGAAGTTGTAGAATTTTTTGTATCTAATTTTGTAAGTACAACTGATCCATCAACGATGTGGATTGGTGAGATGATTAAGGATGGGGAAGGTAGATATATTGATTGGAAGAAGAGAGTTCAATCTTTATCATATACTTTTAAAGAAGAAGTTAATAATTTATTTGATGATATGAAAGTAGATGAAGTATTTGATTGTTCAAGTGGACATCCTCCTATACTTAAAAGTTATTTGGGTGGGGATACCTCACTTGAAACTATGGTGATATGTGATAGAATACTTGGGTATGGAAAAGACTTTGATCAGAAACTAAATGACCCCGTGTGGGAAACCGTCAGTCGGAAGATAAAAAAATATAGTCCTTTCCTAAATATTGATGTACCTCGTTATAAAAAGATACTTAAAGAGACTGTTCTATGAGTTTTTTCGATTCCGATGTAGTCCGTGCAGAGATGGCTCAAATACAAGAACTTCAGGAAGAAGTTTATACAAATGTATTTAAGTACCCAATGATGACAAAGGAAGATCAACGTTACCATGTTGAGATTCTGGAGAAACTTTGTGAAAAGCAGAAAGTCATGTATACTCGTTTGAGTTTATCTGATGATCCTCAAGCAAAGCAAATGAAAGATAATATTATTCAAGGTGCTGCTTCTATGGGACTACCAAAAGATGTTGATATGAATATTATGTTCTCACAAATGGGACAAATGGTTCAGAAGATGAAAGACTCACTTGACAACGATTAATTTAAGATCTAAAATAGCAAAGTACAACAAGCCAAATCTCAAACAATCCGAGGTAATCCGAATGTCTTTTTCAGACTTAAAAAAACAATCCTCTCTAGGATCTTTAACACAAAAATTAGTTAAAGAAGTGGAGAAGATGAGCACATCAGGTGGTGGTGCTGATGAACGTCTCTGGAAACCAGAGTTAGATAAATCAGGTAACGGTTTTGCTGTTATCAGATTCCTTCCTGCTCCTGATGGTGAAGATCTACCGTGGGCAAAGATGTATTCACATGCATTCCAAGGTCCTGGTGGATGGTATATTGAAAACTCTTTAACCACAACAGGTGGTAAAGACCCTGTTTCAGAATACAATCGTGATCTCTGGAATAGTGGTAACGAAGCAGATAAAGATACTGTTCGTAAGCAGAAGCGTAAGCTTTCTTACTATGCAAACATCTATGTTGTAAAAGATCCTACCAATCCTCAAAACGAGGGTGGAGTATTCCTCTACAAGTTTGGTAAGAAGATCTTTGACAAGGTTATGGAAGCAATGCAACCAGAGTTTGAGGATGAAACTCCAATTAATCCTTTTGACTTCTGGCAAGGTGCAAACTTCAAGTTGAAGATTGTCAAGAAGGATGGATTCTGGAACTATGATAAGTCAGAGTTCGATGCTCCATCACCTCTACTTGAAGATGATGATGCACTGGAAGCATTATGGAAGAAGCAGTATTCTCTCACAGCAATAACTGCACCAGATCAATTCAAATCTTATGAAGATCTTCAGAAGCGTTTGAAGTATGTTCTTGGTCAGAAACCTGCTCGTCGTGTAGATGAAGAGGTATTTGATGAGGATAATAGTCGCACACAAGTTAGTGCTGACTTCCCATCATCCAAACCTGACTTTGCAAGTCGTAGGGCAGAAGAAACTGTCACTTCAGCAGTAGGTTCATCATCAGATGAAGATGATGCTCTATCTTACTTTCAGAAGTTAGCAGAGAGTTAAGTATACAGTCTGATATTATCAGCAGTCTTAAGGGTTTCAGTCTTATATTGACTGGAACCCTTTATGTATGTCATTATTTCATCCATGTCATCATATATTATATTAAGATATTTTGGTTTAAGTAAGTATATATTTCTTTTTTCATTTTCTATTTTTTGTTCATAAACATAGTTAGTTACTGATGTTGTTAGTTTAGTCGGAGTAACTTGTTTCTTTGTAATGTCATCATAATAGGTCATTGAGAAATTAGAATTTACTTGAAGACCTTCTTTAAGAAGAACAGTACCTCTTGTATTTTTAATTTCTATTGTTTCATAATGGTGTATTTCATTTAGTTTTTCATAGGTTTTGTACTTATCTAATAAAAATCTATCAAAGTCTGTTTGACTAAGAGGCCACTCTGTTTGAATGTTTACTATATTATTGCATGTTAATACCAACCAATCTAATCCAGATTCTTGATAAAAATTCCAAGCAACATTATCTGGTCTATCATCTCCTTTGATTTGATACTTGGTAAAGAAAGATAATTCTTGGAAAATATCCTCTCGAATAAATCCTCTTTTAAAAAAGTTCTTTACCTTAATATAATCAGATATTTTAGCATTTGGAAGTCTGCTAACGTAATCAAAGTCTGGGAGATTGCGGAAATAGTTTGACATTTTTAGTAACCTATCATTGAATCGT